CTGTTGCCAATACTGATTGGGAAACTGACGGTATTAGTCATATGCTGTGCCAATTAATGGGCGGCCATGTTGATATTGATATTATTACTAAATGTAGATTAGTTAAATTAGAATTACCAGAAACTGTAACTAGGCATTTCTTGGAACCTAAGTTTGGAATGAGTGGTTTTAGAAAATTAACCGGTCAATATAATAAGCCGTTACTCGGAGGAATAGTAAAACCTAAGATTGGCATCTCTCCTAAGACACTTTTAGAAATGGTCAAACAAATGATCGACGGGGGTGTTGATTTTATCAAAGAAGATGAAATTATGAGTAATCCCGCCTGTGCTCCGTTAGAACAGAGAGTTGATATTATTGCAAACTATCTTGCCAAACAAAGCCGCAGGATAGTGTTTTGTCATACCATTAACTGCGATCCTCATGCGTTAGTTGATAGGGTCAAACGAGTACATGAGCTAGGAGGTACAGGAGTTCATATCAATGTGTTTAGCGGACTAGGAGCTTATAATAGCATTCGTAAATTAGATCTTCCTTTGTATTTGCACTATCAAAGCAGTGGTGCAAAAGTATTCTCTGATATACATCACAGATTTAGCATAAGCTGGCCTGTACTTTGTCAATTAGCAACAATGATGGGAGTAGATACTATCCAGACAGGGATGGTCGGTGGTTATAGCAATAATGATCCCTCTGAGATCGATCAATGTTTATCGATACTTAGAAAAGGCAATACTATGCCAGCATTAAGTTGCGGATTTCACCCCGGACTAGTCAATAAAGTAAATGATCTAGCAGGATCAGATTATCTAGCAAATGCCGGAGGTGCGATGCATGGACACCCAGGCGGAACTCTTGCCGGCGTTAAAGCTATGCGACAAGCGATCGATAAAGATTACGGACCTGAGTATCACACAGCAATTAAAGAATGGGGATTAATATCTTGAAAATAATATCTCACAGAGGAAATCTACAAGGTCCTAAAACCTGCGATGAAAATTCATTAGATGCCATTCATAATGCAATAAAAAATGACTTTGATGTGGAGATAGATCTACGATATGTTGATGGCAATTTTTTTCTTGGACATGACGAAGCGTCATATAAAATTAGTATCGATCAGTTGATTCCTATCAAAGATCGATTATGGATACACTGTAAAAATTTTGCAGCATTAGACGAACTATGCGGCAGTGACTTTAATTATTTTTTCCATCACAGTGACGATCATACTCTAACAAGCAGAGGATATATTTGGACCTTTCCAGGAAAGGATCTAGGAAAAAACAATATCCTTGTGATGCCAGAATATGCCATGCCTTTAAATGATGTTTTTAAATTAGCTGCTTGGGGAATATGTTCTGATTATGTACTAGCTATTAGAGAGTGGCATCTTCCAAACCAGCAGTACGGAGTTTAACAATATTACTCAACTGCCATTGCTTGATATCCAAGGCTTTGATAATGCCTAGCCATTTGTTGCGTAGCAGAGCAAAGTCATTGATTATCTTTTCAAAATCTACAACATCAGCTTCACCTTCCACAAACTTTTCACAGTCTCTGGAACTGAGCTGACGTTGATAGTTTTCAAGATATTTACGAAAGTGTTGACTACGAAGTCTACGAAGTTCAATATTGAGATATTCTAGGATACCCTCAATTTCTTGAAGTTGGTTGAAACGAGTTTCTACGATACCAGGCATCTGCGCAGAGGCTTTCTCGATGCTTCCTGTTACACGGACATCTTGTTTTGCTGAAATTAATTCAGCTTCATAATAGGCCACAGCATCAGGAATATTTGAAATATCCTTGGAAACTCGATCATACCAATTCATTTATTCCTCGTCGTCTTCGTATTCTTCTTCGATTTCCTCACCATCGATGGCGTAATCGATAGCATCGTCTAGATAAGGATCCACTCCTTGCAGTGATTCTAACACAGAGTCTTTGATACCGTAGTCTAATAGTGTGTTAACAAAATCAGCGGCAACATCAGCTCGTTGTTTTTCTGGAATATGACCAATCACTACATTCCATATATCGGCGATTAAATCTTCTTTCATTCGGCTTCCTCCAAGTCTGGTTCAACTGTAGTAGTTATCTCAGAAATGGATTTTTCACCGTGTTTTGATACATCTGCCATGGCCTTGTCGAGACCGAGATTGTCATTGCGTTCCCAGGCCTTGCGGAACTGTTTGATGATCTCGCCATCGGCAGTGGTATAGACTAAGCTGTTTCCTTCTTTCTTGAGCATACCTTTGGCTTCGAACAGGTCGACCAGTCCACTATATGGATTCATACCTGTTTCATAAGGAATCTTCACCTGCACTGATTCAAAAGGTTTGGCGTATCGTGTTTTCATAACCTTGCAGGCAGCACGAATACCTTTGACTTCTGAGATCTTGTTGCCGTCCTCATCTTCTTTGAGTTTTAGTTTACGCATGGCCACTACGATTGAACTGGCATAGATAAAACCTTGACCACCGCTGATCTTGTCGTCTGGATCAAACATGTCTTGGCTGGCATAGGTGTGATTAGTACACACCAGTCCAATATTTAAACTGCCGAACATGTTCACACAGTTACGAACTAGTGCTGTAAGTGCTTTAGGCTTACGACCCATGTCGCCTTTGAGATCCCCGGCTTCGAACTGGTTAACATCTGTGGGGGTCAGTAACATTCCAAGACTGTCTATTACAAACAAGATCTTAGGACGTGTGGCTTCGTCCATGGATTTGTATTCTGCCACGAACTCCACGATGGTCTTGGCCACATCATCGATCATGGCCATGTTCAACTTCATTAATTTATCTTCTGAAGTGTCTACGCCCAAGGCTTCCAGCCAATCTTTATCCAAGGCGTTTTCTGTGTCAATCAATATAGGAAATATGCCCGATGCCTGTGCGTTCTTGACCAAGTTACCAGCGCAGATAAAGCTCTTGCCTGCACCCGACTCACCAGCGAACACAGTGACCTTGCCTAGGGGAATACCTTTGTAAAAATCTCCACTGATCAAATAGTTCAGTGCGAAGTTGTTGGTTGAGATCCAGTCCACTGGATCATTAAAGCCAATACTAAGTCCTTCGATGCTCTTAGTAATTGACTTTCTAAATTTAGAAATATCAAATGCTTTTGCCATATTATTATCCTGTGATGAGAAAAACTCGGGCGTAAGAACTACGTCTTAGAGGCCCGAGCCGTGTTAATTACTGCTTTTGACGATTGCGAATCATGGCAAGGATGTCCTGCGCACGACTAGCACCTTCAGCGGCAGCCGCCGGAGCCGGTGCTGCAGGAGCACTAACTGGAGCTGCCACAGCCACAGAAGCGTCGTCTGCATCCTCATCAACTGCAGGTGCTCGAGCAGATGCTTTGTTAGGATCACCAGTGGCCTGTCCCATACCTGCTGGTTTGAAATACTGTCCCCAGCGATCCATATCATATGCCTCGCCATCTACTGATGCTTCAAACATTTCTTTCATCACTTTTAGCTCAACATCTGTAGGCTTCTTAGGAAGGAACCCGCTGAGATCAAACAGTCCATGACTGTCAATGGCTGCTTTTTCTACGTCGCTCAAAGCACGTTCTCTGCGGCTCCACTTAGATGTAGAGTAGTCAGCGAATCCGCCTTTACTTGTCTTAGCGATACGGAAATCTAGACCTTTCAGGAAGTCTGTTGGCAGTTCATCTAGTTCTGGATCCATCAATGCCGAACGGATGATGTTATAAATCTGAGGACCAATGATAAATCTACGGATAGGATTTTCTGGAATTTTATCTTCCTTGATTGGATCTTCAACTACAAAACCTTGGAAAATATATGAACGCTTTTTCCAATACTTACGACCCATTTCTTCAAGACTTTTGTCTTTGAACCAACCACGAACTTCTGCAAGGATCGGACAAGCTGTGCCGTCATTGTACATTTCCACGCATGGAACCTGTACCTGTACTGGACGACTATCAGTTTCGCCTTTGATGCCTGCGAATGGCAGTTTAATCATCGCACGTTCTACCCAGAAAAATGTGTTGTTGGGATTACCATCAGGTAGCAAACGGATAACCGCTTCCTTGCCTTCTTGCATGTTCCAATGTGGGTAAATTGCGTTGTCTCCACCGCCGGTGGATTGTCCTGTGGACTTTGATTGTGCTTCTTGAAGCTTTGCACGAATTTCTGCTAATGTAGCCATTTTATATGCCTCCTTGTGTTATGCCTAAAATGTTTATATGCCTTATGCACATGTTTTATTATGCGCTTTTTATTTATCAAGGTCAATGATTATCTGTGTGTTTTTTAATTTTATTTTGCCAAAAGAAAAGGCTCTAAAAAGAGCCCTTTCAATCGCTCATTACTTCTTAGCTGCGTCTTTCTTTTCTTCTTTCTTAGCAGGAGCAGCAGGTGCTGGAGCAGCCTTAGCGTCCTTAGCAGGTGCAGCGGCAGCAGGTGCAGCTGGTTTAGCTTCTTCTTTCTTAGCAGGTGCTTGTGCAAATGCTGTTGTGGCTGCGAAAAGAGCAGCGGTTAATGTAACGATTGATTTCATATGAAAATCTCCATTTTGTTATTGTTGTCGAGAAATTCGACAACTGTATATATAACGCAAAGGAACAGATGGTGGTTAACATGATTTGGTAAAACTGACAAAAGAAAGGGCACCGAAGTGCCCAATCTTTAATATGTAATTAATTTTTACATGCCTGCTAACGCTTTTACTCTTGATAATTCGTCATTAGATTCTTGATTAACTGCTCCGGACTTTTTCTCTTCCTTCCATTTTTCTAGTGCATACTTACCCCAGTTCCACGGAGTATGCGGATCTTCTTCTGCTTCTACATCAAATTTAGAAAGAAGATTTTCTTTTTCTGGTTCTAGTTCTGGATGGGAATCAATCCATTTTTCAAAGTTTTGTTTGGCCTTTGTATATCCAGTTATGTCTGCGTGGCGCATGACCTTGTCACCTGCTGCCTTTCCGAACGCTTTCACTTTGTCCCACATCGGGCCTTCGCTAACACCTGCTAGTTCTCCGATACGTGATAATTCCGCAATCTGTGGATCTTGTTGTTGCGGTGCCATACGCTCTACAAACTTACGAGCAACATGCTCTGCCTGTTCTCCAAACTTCTTGCCTACCATGATCACTACACCTTCGGGACCTTTAGGGAATGTGCCTGAATCTCTGTCATAGAATGATTGAATAAATTCTGCCAGTTCTTCTACTTTGATGCCTGTGCGTTCTTTGCGATCACGTTCTGATTTTTCATCTTTGTCTTTGACATCTTTCATGGTCAGTGGTGCTTGACCGGATTTCTTTCTATCAATTGCGGGTCTTTCATAGTCTCTGGGGTTATCTGGATCTATAGCTTCCTGTGGTACTGGTTGTTGCACAGGAACTTCGGCTGCGGCTGGATCAACTGCCATTGGTTCTTCTTCCGGGGCAGTTTGGTCACCTCCTTGGGCTGCTTCCGGCTCATCGACCATATCACCAAAGTCTAACTGCTCTAGAGTTTCTGGAGCATTTAGTGTGAGCCAATCTTTGATCAATGGTCTCACACATGAGTCTGCGTCTTCTGTGGCCTGTGCTTTGATTCGTTTGTAAAGTTCGGGATCTTCTATGATGCCTTTGAGGCTTTCTATGGCATTGGTACCGTCTACGCCTGCAGGGAAATGTTGTCCTACTAATTCTTGTAGACTCTGTACCGCAGTAGCCTGTTCATCTGGATCTTCTGAGGTAATAGCAGATGCTTCTCCGAGCCCCATGACCCATGATTCAAATTGATCCAATGGATCGTAGGCATCTTCACTTACTTCAAGATCTTCGTTGGCTATTTCTTCTTGTGTCATTGCGACTATGTCGTCGTAGCCTATGATGTTTCCTTCTTTCATCAGTCTGTACAGCACAGGAAACACTGATGCTATGTCTTCTTTGAATGATTTTACAGTGAATTTTTCTTTGAAATCTTCAACAACATCTTGTGGAATTTCTTCACTGTCATAGGCCTGGAAGTTTTCTTTATATGCTTCATAATGGCTCTGCTTGCTCAGCGCCTTGATCTGTTCACGTAGTTGATTGAGATATGTGGTCGATCTTTCCACAACTGAATTGGTGTCTGAGTTCATTAGATCATTGCGTACCACATAGTTGCCGAAACTCTTTAACTGTGCTATTTCTTCGCTCATACCAATGATGCTCTTGCCTAGATCATCATAAGGAACACCGCCGTTGGCCACATGTCGCTGCATGGCTCTTGCGCCTGCTAGATGGATGAACGGATATTTGAATCTCTCACCGTCTTGATTTTCCACGAACAAGGCGCCTATGTGGCGTGTTCTTGCACCGGGTTGATTTTCATCCATGACCGCTTGGTTGTGTTTGATAATCAATCTAGTATCCATTAATTTTTGGTAGCTCATGGTTCTGCTGCCATACATGTTGCTTTCT